GAGGAGTGACAAGAGACAAATGAACAGTAATATAAATCTTACGCATGATAGACCTTCTAGGTTTTCAAGCGATTACAACAGACAAACTACTACCAGATTCTCACAAATGAATCCTAAATCTGAAGTCTTAAGTGTTACTACTCCACTTTGTAAATTCCAATTCGCATGGTTAGTCGAACCAGACACTAAATTTGATCCTATGGGGGAGTGGAGAATCACTTGCCTTATTGATCCAGAAGATTCACAGGAAATTGAAAAGCAATTAACTGATCTTCTTGAAAGATGGAAAGCTCAACTAAAAGCTGCTAGTCCTAACAAGAAATTTAAACTTGCTCAACTTCCTTGGGGTTTTGAAGAAGTTACTGATGGAGGAGAAACCAAGGGTTATTTCAAAATTAAAGCTAAGACAAAGGTAGGTGGAAGCAGACCTGATGGAACTGTATGGAAGAACAGAGCACCTGCTTTATTTAATGCTGATGGTTCTGTTATGTCTGACAGTCAAAAGACCTTGGTTAATAAATGTGGTCCAGGTACGACAGGACAAGTAAACCTTCGATGTAGTGGATGGGAAACACCTGCTTTTGGAGTTGGAATTAAGATCCAAATCGAAGCAGTAATGATCAAAAACCACGTGGAATATGCAAGAAGTGCAACTGGGTATGGTTTTCAAACGGAAGAGCCACAAGCACCAACCCAAGAGTGCCCAATACCAGCAGCCACCGTTGCAGCAGACGAGTTCTAAACAAAAGTACAGAAGTAAATTCGAAGCTGGAATTGCCGCTAACCTAATCAAAAATAAAGTTGCATTTAGTTATGAATCCCTTGAGCTGGAGTACACCCTCAGTTGCTGTTACAAGCCTGATTTTATCCTTAACAACGGGGTCATTGTTGAAACTAAAGGCTTCCTCTCAAAAGAGGACAGAAGAAAAATGGTTGCGGTTAAGGCGGCAAATCCCAGTTTAGATATACGTTTCTGTTTTCAAAACGCTAAGACAAAACTTAGCAGAGGTAAAAAGAAAAGCATTTCCTATGGTACTTGGGCCACAAGAAATGGATTCCTCTGGTGCGATAAAACTATTCCTGCTGATTGGTATTAATGGATAACAAACAACGCATTGAGTATGCAGAAAAAAGAATAAAAGACCTTCAAGCACTAATCGAACACTGGAAAATCAATGACAGAAGAAAACAAGTACGTCAGAAAGGAACCTTGTCCTGAATGTGGCAGTAAAGATAATCTTGCTGTCTATTCAGATGGTCATGCTTTCTGTTTTGGCTGCAGTTATAGAAGACCTGCTCAAACAGAAAAGAAACACAAACGCAAAACTTTTTATTCACCTAGCCCAGTGACTAAACCATTAATAAAATTTGTTCAACATAAAGAACTTCCTAAGCGTGGTATCACAGAGGAAACAGCTAAATTCTTTAACTATGGAATAGCTGATTACAATGGTCATCCAGTACAAGTTGCTACTTATGAAGATCAATTAGGTAGACAGTCAGCACAACACATTAGGTACAAAGACAAAAGATTTATCTGGGTAGGTGACTGTAAAAACGTACAACTATGGGGTCAAAGTAGATGGAGAAACCACGGTTCTTACGGCAATGTTTTCTGCGTTATTACTGAAGGTGAAATAGATGCAATGACTATTAGTCAGGTTCAGGGAAATAAATTTCCTGTAGTTTCCCTTCCCTCTGGTGCTCCTTCTGCTAATAAGTATTTAGCTGCAAATTTAAAATGGCTAAATCAATTTTCCAGAATTGTTCTTTGTTTCGATTCAGATGACCCTGGAGAAAAAGCAGCAGAAAAAGCAATTGAAATATTACCTGCTGGAAAAGCAGCTATATGCCGATTACCAAGAAAAGATGCTAATGAAATGCTCCTCGCAGGAG